TTACCAGCCACGACACCAATATCTACAGCATCATTCTTAACTGCTGTAACGTCCGCAGAGATACCCGCAACTACTGTAACGTCCCCAGATATACCAGCAACAGTATTAACATTAGCAATGTTTCCTGCAACGATACCAGCATCCGTAGGAGCACTTAAGATATCAGCAGGTGTAGTACCAATCTGTACAGTTAGTGTTAGTCCTGTTGTAGGTGCTGTGTGAAATACCGCAGCATTATTGATTAAATCATAATCGTCCCTGCTTTGTACTGTAGAACCAAAAAAGACTCTTATATGGTCCTCAGAAATTACCTCAAAGTCTGAGGAAAATATCGTCTGAGAACCATCGGTTGTAAATACCTTATCAGATACCATACCTTATACTCCTTGTGAGCCCTTCAGATGGAGTTGTCCACGCCATGAAAGACTATTTAATTTAAATCCTTTATTAGATGTACTAACAAATTCAATCTCTAGATTATTTGCATTCCCCAGCACTGGAAACTTATGATCCCCTATAAACGCCATACTTGTAGCATCATAATTCAACCATGTATTCGTTACAGTATCCCTAGTAACCTTAAGACCATAGTAGGACTTATCACCCATACTAAATCTAAGGTCCCTTAGGATTAATGAAGACCTATTAGAATCCACATTACCCTTACCTGAGGGTACGCCCCACTTTGATAAAGTAATCTTAGAGGATATCGCTGTGCCCCCATCATCAGCATAGGTCACCGTGGACATATCCGTAGGTAACTCTAAGTCAATTGCTTCCAACTTGGTAGTCCCTGAGGCGTATCTAACCATTAGTAGTAGTGTACTATCTAGTACCTCTACATTGAAGATAACCTCATCTGTCTCAAGTTCCCATGTATGCCATGCTGACTGAGCCTTCTCCTCTCCTTGCCAGTAATAGTTATATACATAAATCTTATTATCATCTCCTGTGATAGCAAATAGCATATCGTGCTTACTGCTACCCGTCAGCTTAGTTAAGCCATCAGGTATGTAGTGTGGACAATGAGCAGTGATATTTGCTGCATCATTATTAGCTGTATCAGGTACCGTAAAGTACTCTCGAATTATACTACTAGCACTCTTATCCGTAACAAAGTAGACATTAGGACCTAGTGTGATAGGTGCCACATTCTTATTAATATCATAAGCAGTACTCTGTTGTACATTAATATCCTTAGGAGTTAATGCTTTAGAGGAGCTTAGAATGAACTGAGCCTTGTCTCCAAATACTAGTAGCTCCTTATTAAAGGGGACTGCGTAGCGTAGGTATACAGCTTTATTACTGTCAACCGCTACATCAATCGGGTCACTATCTAATACATCAGTCACTGTAGTAGGGAAGAAGTTGTAGAACTCTCCCGTTTCTGACATGATGATATTATCAGATGCTAGTAGACCTAGACGGTTCTTAAAGAAGAATACATCATCAATAGTCTTACCTACAAATGAAGGCTCCGCTGCTGAGTCTGAATCTCCTACTGTTCTCTCCGTCCAATCAATAGTGGATATAGGGAAGGATGTAGTGCTTGCTCTCTCAATCTTATGTGGCATAGTACTATTATCAATACTATTCTGCTGATTAGGTCTGTAGGTCTCTAGATATACACCATCAGAGAACTTAACATAGAAGTTATCAAAGCTTGAGCTGTCATCCCCTGTAACCTCAATTATTGAACCATTGAATCCCAGATCGCCAGGAAGGTCCTGCAACTTACGTGCCTTACCAACCCATGCCTCTGAGGCCTGATTACCCCAAGAGTCTGCACCTGAATATGATGCAGCTCCTGTCTTACGAACTACGGAACCCTGCGATGAACCACCAATAGATGATGCCAGTGACGATGCACCTGCTACACCATCGGAGCCTGAATAGGTACCTACCGTACCACCTGAGGCATTATATACATAGTATGTGTAACCTTTAGAATCGTTATTATTCTCTCCGTATCTAATCTCAGTAGTTCTCTTAATCCAGTAGAAGAAGTTTGTGTCCCAGTTAGGGTCACCATTATCAGAGGTAGCAGTATCCATAGCTACAGTCTTAGTCTTATTTACGATGAAGGTTGTATCACCTACGGTTACTGCTGAGAAACTCTCATTAGCATTAGAGCCACTAGGTAAGTCTAGGTAACTATTAACAACCCAGGTCTGGGCCATAGTACCATTCTCATCATATACCTTGTATTGACCATCCTTAACTACAATTATGTATTGCTCATCACCCGCACCACGATCATAGATGTGAACGAATGCATCAACAGGTACTGTATTGTCCGTGGACTTAGTTACTGTCGGAGCTCTCTTCTGTGTACCTTGAACAAGTGTAGGGTAACAATTAATCATCTCAGTTACCTGAGTATCTAATCTAAGCTCATCAGGTTGCTGTGATACACCATTGTATAGCCCAGGAATAGTCTGATTGATTAAACCCATAGTATGCTCCTTTATTAACCTAAGATACCTCTAGGGTTCCTAGTTCTTGTAATGATTCTACGATTAACCGTTTGATCAAATATATTGTATTCTCTTGTATCTACATCATGTTCAATCATCTTAAAGTGCGCCTTCTCTTCATCATCTATAAGAACCCTGATAATATCAGTAGCACCAATTAGACGTTGATACACAATACGAGATGCTCTAACAGCAATGTAGTATGCAATAGTGTGAGGGATATCATCAAAGTCTAGTAGCCATGTGATGTCTAACTTAACTACCTCAGAGGCCCCAAACTTAAAGGTATTATCCGTCTTATTGTATAGTTTGTTATCCTTCATAATGTAATCTTTAGTAGCATCACTGCTTTCCACCCTAAGGATATTAGAGGCGATGGCGATATACCCTGAGGCATCCGCTGTTAGCTCCCACTCTAAATCTGTATTACAATTAAGACCCTCAGTAAGAACTGTCTTACGGGTCTCAGTAAGAATCTCTAGGGCTGTTTTGGCCTCATACACACTAGCAATAGTACTAGCAGTAGTTAGTGTCATCTCACCAATGGTTTGTAGTGCAATATTAACACCTTCCAACTCAGTCATAGAATTTCTCCAAATAAATCAAAAAAAGGGCCCCCAAATGGGAACCCTAATAGTACTACTTAGTCAGTAGTAGTAAGCTTAATAACACAACCGTTATTTAACGTACCAAAACCCATAGCGTAGCTAGATGTCATTAGATCACCTAACTTCTCTGGGATGTAGTTAACTTCTGATTTGATGTCAAGTAACTTAACAACACCTACAGCGTTCTGTGTGAACATGTAGATGCTTGAAGTACCAATGTTATTAGATACTAAGATGTTATGACCAGCAACCTGAACAACCTTACCAGTATCAATACCACCGTTTGAACCTTGAGTCATATCCTTATGAACTGCACCAGACTGTACTAGACGGTTGTAGTTCTTAGGAGATACTACTACAAAGCGATCACCAGGGATATCTTCCTCATCCATAGTAGTCTGTGCATCAAACAATGAAGCTAGGATTAAATCACCCTTAGCACCAGCATCAGCACCACCAGCAGTAGCTACAGAAAGTACAGATACAGCGGCTACGTGAGAAGCACTCCATGCACCTGCAGCGTGAGTAGCAGTGAATACATAAACTACATCAGAGTAGCTTACGCGGGCACCAATAGCATACGCAGTTGAGGCAGAGAACGCAGTTACATCAGAGTACGGTTGGCCTACACCACCGTTAGTATCATTTGTATTGGCTGCATTCTTAACACAGTTATCTAACTGAGTAATAATTGCTGCATCTACAGTCTTAGATAGTCTACGACCCATCTCAGAAGAGTATTGAGAACGAGTCTCATAATGCTGCATTGCTTCCTCAAAGTTATCAACGAATACTGAAGCATACTTAAGATCATCGATCTCAATTACACGCTCACCAGCATTGATAAGGTTAGGAGTGATATCTGTACCTGGAGTATGAGTCGAGGTAGAAGTATCGTATTTACCGATAACAGCAAAAGATGCTGATTTACCAGAAG